GGTAAACCCTGTACCATCACCTATGAGTATCTGCGTTGTAGCAAGTGCTACCTCTGACAATACGCCTGAACTGTTAGCGTTTCTTCCCAAGATACTGTTGGCTGCTACGTTTTGTATGTTAGCAAAGGTAACAGCAGTATCTGCTATGGCTGCTGTTACGACTGCATCGTCAGCTATTAATGCACTAGTGATAGCATCATCTGCTATAGCTGCTGTGACTACAGCATCATCTGCAATTAACGCACTGGTGATGGCATCGTCTGCTATCTTGGCTGAAGTAACAGCGTCATCAGCAAGTTCAGCAGTAACAACACCACCGTCCTTGATGGTTATAGTTCCTGAAGAAGCTGCGAAGTTATCAGAGCTAAACTGAGCAATACCTTTAGCAGAAGTAGATGCGTCAGTCAGGCTTAGTTTCGATTGTGCTATTGCAGCACTGGAATTAACGTCAGCATTGACGATTACTCCTGAAGCAATAGAGGTGACACCTGCATTGGTTATCGCTATGTCACCACTGACTGCAACAGGGTTGTAGTTCGTACCATCTGCTATAAGAACATACCCATCAGTGTTCGTTCCCATTACAAGGTCATCACCTGTAATAGTAAGGTCACCTGCTACCGCTACGTTTGCTCCTGAGAATGTCAAAGCTGTGGTAGTTCCTGACTTAATAATTAACTCACCTGAGTTATTAGTGGCAGAACCAAACGTAGTACCACCATCTTTAAAGAAAACATCTCCGCCATCTGCATCGAGGGTTATATCTCCTGCCGCATCAATCGCAAATGTAGATACGCCACCATCCGTATTACTGATGGTGAATACATCGACAATGCTTCCTCCTACAGCTACCCCCCAGCGAATCTCGCTGTCTTCAGACGTAGCATTAGCACTGATAAGTTTCACGGTCATCCGTGCTACTTCAGTGCTGTTTGATGATGCGTCATCCATGTAGTAACGAATATACATTTCATCATTGTCTGCCCCAGTACCTCGAAGGCTTCTGAAGTGAGCAATATCGTTATCAGCATTGTTAGTATAATTAGTAAAGGTAGCAGCAGGAGTAGTGTTGCCTGTGTTGTTCTGTACATCTATTTCTTTCAGGTGTATCTGGTCATCCCACCTGATACGCCTGACTGATGAACCCTTCGTTATCTCTACATCAAATGGACCATCAGCTTCCGAAACAGTATTGAAATACCATAGACCATCAGAGTCAGTCGTAGCAGTAGAGCCCTCCTGTGTTGTTGTTCCTGTATCAAGGAGTTTTACACTGGCTCCACTGACTGCTGCTCCTGAATCATCAAAAACATAGCCTCTAAAGTTAATGGTCATACTGAACCTCCCGGTCCAAGACGTGAGTGGTCTCGGTAATTCAATGCTTCACGTACATAGTAATCTGGGTCTTGTAACAGGTCATCTTCATCTATAAAAATAACGTATATCCCAGCACCCAGCATCTGTTCTCTGCCTATCTTATCCCTTGCTAGTGATTCAACACCAAAGTTATAGTGATAGTAAACACCTTGTATGTTAACCGCTAGGTCAGGTGGGTCATAAAAAAGGAAGTCCAATACCTGTCCGCCCTTCTCCATGCGTCCACCTTGCAATGGTGACTGATAGGTAAAGTCAGTATCCAGAACTTTACCTGCACGTTGAAAAGCAGCAAGGGCCACATACTCAGGTATCGAGCCTATCCAGTCACTAGGAATCTGGGATATATATTGCTGCGTTGTCATCCCTCAAGCACCATCGTCCAACATATCTTGTCACCATTTGTAGCTGCATCTGCATAGAATATATTTGCAGGAACACTGCCACCGAACTCACCAAAGTTCAGTTCATGCTCATTCCCTGCACTTAATTCGTAGCCAACAGTAGCAGCCACGTCACTAATACCTATGTAGGCAAGTCCAGAGTTACCAGCCAGTGCCTTAACCCTGACAAACTTTACCCTGTTGGTTACATTGTTTAATTGCACCCTTGTGCCAGCCGAACTTATTGTTGTTACTCCTACATCTACTCGCATTCCTTACTCCTATGGTTCCATTACTGATATTGTAGAGTACCCTCGTTCATCCAGCCCAGTGAACTCTAATCCTGTCGCAGAAACCACATCCACGTAGTAATTCCTTGTCCCTCCTGAATCATCCCTGTAGGTAAACTCTACGAGTTCTGTGCTTTCTATGGCTGCTATTAAAGCAGCCCTTAAATCCTTTGAATTCTTTCCCTTATGCGTATTATTCAAGTCTACCTGTACCGAGTGACCCCATTTTGCAGGTAGTTTCTTTCGATATTCTAGTGTCAAAGATACTACATCTGGTGTATTTCGTTTCTCTAACCCAGTGGTAGTAGCTGAACTTCTGCTCAAAGTCAGTTTGAATTTAATTGACCTGAAGGTAGTACCTGCTCCAGAGTTAAAGGTGTAAGTGTTAATACCATTGCTTGTAATGCTTGATACTGCTGTCGTGTAGGTGTCACTGTAATCAGTTGCATACTCAACCTTGACTGTTTCTGTATTGGAAGCTCCCTGTACCTCAGTCTTAACCTTAATGGCGAGCTTATCAACCTCGCTCTGGGTTGCATTGAACCAAGGAGTCTCATGCGTAGCAGTCAATGCATAGTCAAAGTCACCTATCTCTGATGGGTTGATGATATCTGATGGCAATGCCATAAAGTAAACATCTTCACCGTGACCCCAGTAGACCCTGTATTTATCGTAGGCACTGCTTACAAACAGAGAGTTAATTCCTCTTCCAGCATTAGCACTTAACCATTTAGTTTCCCATCCCAATTCGTTATAACCAAGGATTGCACTGTATCCAGTATCTGCTGCAATAACCATTGAACCTTGGTGTGACTGCCACTGGTAGGGAAGAGAAGTAGAGGCTATCGTTGATGGTGCAGCCGTTGCATCTATACCTATAAGCAACTCATTATGGCTACCAGACATGGTGCGGATAGCTCCACGTTTATCCTGTGGCAATCCATCATCCCTGTCGGGTCCAACCACCGTAACAACAGCAGAATTTCCACCGTTGATGTACTTGTAAATACCCATACCAGATGGGATATACACGCTGTCACGCCATCGTGTTGTACCTTTACCGTTCTCAGGATGACGAGGAAAATCCATCTGTGTCTCTACCCACATGGCATTGTCTGCATCATGGGCAAACAAACCAACCTTGGTTGCTGCGTAGATGATAGGAATACCAGCAGCATTACGTGCTACAAACAGTGAAGTAATGTACCCATCAGGCAAGGGAAGCACCGCATCCAGTACCTCTGTACCTATGGTTGATGCATGCCATAACTGCCCCGTATAGGAGATACCCCAAAGCCTTTCATCCCAGACAGTCAGGAACTGTGTATCCTGTGTGTCTGTAGTCCAACTAGAACCATTGGATGAGTAGGTATATCCACTACCGTTCGTATCGTAATGGGCAAATACTAAGTAGCTTGTGCCTGCTGCATTAGTAAAGACAATACTATCTGTCACTTGGTCAGTTGCACTCTGGGTTAATGCTGAACCCCAGCTATCGTTGGTGTTATTGTACTTAAATAGCTTCGGGCTCTCTGACACTGAGCCATTCCAGAAAGCATAGACCTCATTATTTAGTTCATTGATTGCCCCTATATACGCATTTGCAAGGCCATGAGAAGGGGTTGTAGTGGCTGTTGCCAGCCCCGGCAAAACAAGGTGGTTTTTGTAGCGGAGTTGTGCAGTAGACCACCATGCACGGTTGACCTCGCCTACATTATCCATGCGATTAATACCAAGGCCACCACGCCAGTCTGCCCATGCAATGATAGATGTACGTATCTGGGAGTCCTTGGTGGTATCACCAATAACCACCTTACCCGGATAGATGGAAGCTAGCATACTCTGAACTGGTTTTGTTACCGGGTAATAGACACCATTCAGAGAAATTTCATTGGTGTCTACTACTTTCGCAGCCATTAACTAACCGTCCGTACATTAACGAGCATCGGGAAAGCATTGCGTTCACGCTCTGCTGCTGCTGCCCAGTATGCACTGAGTTGTCTCTTCGCATCAGGGTCGGTTGCTGGTCCTCCAGATGAGGATATGAGTGCCAGTGCCGTAGCCATTGAGACTACGTAATGGTCATTTATCTCTGTGACATCAGAATCACTGGTCATTAAAGCAGGCTTGTCACCACCTACAATCTTTATCAGGGAGTAACCTAGTTTCTTCTGTCCTTCCCTGAGTAGCACGAGGTCACGAGCCTCCTTGTCTATCTTCCAGTTTCTCCTGTCGAGTATCTCCCACTCAGCCGTATCTGTGGCTACTGCAACAATGTCATCAAGCCATATTGTGCAGGCTCCTAGGTCTGAATCGTATTCAAGTCCTATAGAAATTATCGCTGTCGCATTATGTGGAGCCGATAGAGACATTCTAACGAACGTCCATGTATTGGCGGTCAAAGCTGGTATCGAAAGTGTCTCTAGTGGGCTTGCACATGCAGCAGAATCATCAAGTAATAGCTTCAGGTTGCCTGCACTGGTGGCTACAGTACTCTTTACCCACATCTCAATGGTGTCATAACCAGAAATATCAGTAGAGGTAATGGAGTCAGTGACAAAATCACCAGCAGATAGTCCTGCTGCCATAACCAACTTGAGTGCCTGTGTTCCCTGCTTGTTGTCCTTGGTGTCCAGTGACTGAGTGATATCACTGTCTGTTGTCTCATCGAACGTAGTACCACAGGCATGGAGTCTCTTCATTGAAACATCCTTGCGGTACTCAATCTTGCTAATCATGTCGATGTTTGAAGGTATATCGAATCGCGTCTGGTAGGTATCACCATGCAGAGAGATGTTCTCTATGGGGTCATAGGCATGGCCTGTCGCATCAGTAATAGATTGGTTAATAAAGTTGTCGATACGTGCAGGAGGAAACTCCTCGTCCCACATTTCGTAAGTATCACCACTTGTGCTTGAAGCAGACAGGGCAGGGAGTAGGGTCATCGTGTAGGTAGAAGCCACATAGTCGGTAACTCTACGAATAGCACCATCATCATCCCCTGAAGTAAAACGAATCCACTTGCCATTAAAGGTGTCATCGCCACCAATCGCAAGAGAACTGTCAATCAGCGTACCTGTCGTACCATTAGAGCTAGCTGAAGACACAGTTATAGCACCAAGTGCATGGCCTATGTCCTGCCTTAATTGTTCTCGTGTCCTCCCTTGGATGACAGGCATAACGTTACTCCTTGACTAGTCATCTTCGCCCATAGCAGAACGAGTTACACGTCTGCCACCAGAACGCTGACCTTTGACATACTTCATAGCAAGTCTTCGCTTCAATGCAGAACGCATGTCAGACTTGCTGGATTTTGGTTTAGCTGACTTCCTAGTACTTGCCATTTTTCTTTTTCTTGTTCATAACTTTAGTACCAGACTTTTTTGCTGCCTTATCAGCAGCAGCACGTCCAGCTTTCGTGTAGCTGTAGTGCTTCATCTTACCGGATTTGGTTTTTACTGAGGGCATTAGTCACCTTCCTGTTCAATAGATTCACGAAGCTCTTCCTCTCTATCACGAGACTCAAGCTCTGCTATCCTATCCGCTTGCTCTTGGCATTTACGAGTCAATGCCTTGAGTCGTAACTGTAATGAGACTGTTGGATTTTCCTGTAAGAGACTATCCAAATCTTCCTTGGTAACCGTAACATCTATGTCTGCCATCTTATTTCCTTGTTCCTTTGAAGTATATTTTCCCTGTAGTACTTGCCCTCCGCAATACTTTATGCTTCAGGATTTCATTCAGGGCTTTACCAGCTTGCTTCCTTTCCTCAGCAGTGGCAGGTCTGCGGTTGTACTTTACCTTTGCTTCATTAAGCCAACTCTCTGTTGCATTACCAAACATCTCATCTATGTGAGCCTGACTGGTATCTGCATCAGCTAGTACCCTGATGATTTGCTTATGTTCAACACCCCAGATATCTGTAAAGACTACCTTGAGTTGATGGGTTACAATCGCTCCGCCTGTTTCTGCATTTGTTCCTATAGGACTCACCCCTTGGTAAGTCGCTCCATTAGGTATCCATAAATCAGTTGTCATATTCCTGCCCCGTTACTACTACCTCCCCCCCCCCTAAAGGGGGGGAGGGTAGTAACGCTAGTTATTAGTATCGAATCTGTAGGTCAACCAAGGAGTACTAGGTTGTAGCAGCTACGTTGATAACACCACCAATGAGGAACTCAGCACTGGAGTCATCAGCCATAACGTCAACAGAACCATCAGTTGAAGAACCTGTCATTACGTTCTTACCTACGACAACCGTGCCGTTTGTAAGTACTGCAGCAGGCCCAGCAGTCTGGAACCATCCGTAAGAACCACTGGCAATGTCTCTTGCTGGAATACCAACAACAACACCATCAATATCACTTAAATCAAATACTTCTGCTGCTGCATAAATGCTTTTAGCAAGACCAACCTGTGAAGATGTAGTCAATGCTGTTGCAACAAAGTCATTCTCAAATAGGTCAATGGTAATGGCTGCACCAGTAGCTGCTGTAGAGTGCCTCCAAATAGGAAACACCTGACCTTCACCATCTGCATCGTTAACGAAAAGGTAACCATCTTCATAGTCACCAACCCCACCAACGACTCCTGTGTAGTACGCAGAACCAGTGATAGCAGTAGAACCACCATTAGTTACAGTAATAGCACCGATACCACCAGTGTTTGCAGAAACTGCTGCTGCGACAGCGAGGTCTTTAATGTGGTCAGATGCGGTAGCTTTACCCATCGCAACTTTACCAGCAGTAATAGCCTCTCCAGTAGAACCGTAGTAAAAAACTCTACCATCGGGAAGAACTAGCTTCGTACCAAATCTACGTTTTTTAGATGTTGAAGTTTCCTTCTCCATCCCGTAGTGACCATTTATAACATTAGGAAAAGACATTGCTTTTCTCCTTTCTCAGGCCCTAAGTCCTGCGACCACCGTTGTTAATATATCGCTAGGCACGGTAATCGTTACACCTAGCTAGGTATCCCATCTACCTCTTCAATAACCACTTCTGGTTTAGTTTTAGTAGATGATTTACTTCTTTCTTCAACGCACCATTGACACGCACACGTATCACTTGGAGGCCATTTGAATAACCCAATCCTAGTTTTCTTATGAACGTAGTCAGGATTACCCGGTAGATTATGGATAGCTGCTCCTCTCGGACTAGCCTCCGCTCCTGATGGAGAATATACCGGGCAATGCCTGTACAGGGTTACCTTGGGTTGCCATTCATCTATATATTTCCAGTCGTACCCTTGAGATACTAACTTGTCTCTCATTTCAGTACGCTCCTTAGTTCCTATAGCCATTTAACTCTCCTAGTCAGTAGCAGGTGCTGTTGCGTCTAGTGTAAGGGCTGCACCTTTACTGTCATCAAGTTCAAATACACCGTAGTCAGCAGTGATAACCACTTCTGTTGCACGCATGGAAGCGTCACGTTGTCGCTCTGTTCGAGTGTCTACGCTTTTTAGTACACCTAAAGCAGTCCTGTCAGCAATAACACCAACAGTTGCTGCAGCAGTGCTTCGGTCTATGTTCCCGTCTTCAAAGATTGGAACTCCGTTAAGAGGACGAAGACCACTGAAAAAATTGCCTAGCAAATCAGCAGTCCATCCAGCAGGTACAGGGTACGTTGCTGCATTGCTTACTGCTGCGGTGCTGGCTAAGTCAAACACGGTAAATGGGTGGTGGTTGATGTACACCTGAGAACCAAATTTATTACCTTTGGCATATGCGATAACGGCAGCAACGTTTGCAATTTTCATAGTTCTGCCTGACGCACCTAAATCTGTGCTAAAGCCAGAGTAAAGTGAAGTTACATCAACATCTTTCTTTCGGGCCATGCCGTCACCAAGCTGTCGTCCGATAATGCTGAATACGTTCTCAGCACTCTGTCGGGAAAGTTTGTCGGTAATAACAATCTTGGCTCCAACCTCGGATGCAGTGAGGTCTACCGTGGTCATTCCGATGTCTTCTTCGTCAGTGATGTCAACCCCATCAACAAGGTCACTCATTGACATTTGTCCAACCTTTGGAACAGTCATTGTTTTTGCTCCGCTTGGAAGGTTGAATTGCTCAATCAAGTTCATCGCAGGAGCATTGTGTTCCTCGGTGTAACGAGACGTTGCTATAATAATCTTCTGTGCATTCTCTAAATTACCAGTCGTGGCTGTCTGTGCCATAGGAGCCTCCTTTAGCTACCCAATGTAAGCCGTCTTGCTGCCTGCACCGCAGCCTCTGAACGGTCACCGTTAAGATATGCTTCAATAAGTCTGTCTTCATTGTTAACAGCTTCTGCCGAACCCTGACTGTTGTCAAACGTCTGTGGCTTCACCTGTCCTTGTTTCAACCGACTTATTTCCGCCCTTGTCTGACGTAACTCAGACATTCGCTTCGCCTCAAACTCCATATTGTCTGGACTTTGAGAACGTAACAACACGTTTATATCATCTACCACTTCCTTCGGTATAAGTCCATGCCTCATTCCTATCTGAAGTGCAGCAATATTACGTCCTTCAGCAAATTGAAGCAATTCTACCGCTTGTTTATCCTGTTCGTATAGACGGTTTTCATACTGCACCATCTGCCTTGTTTGTTTTCTTGCCTGTTCAGGAAGCATTCCTTCATCAAGCAATTGTCGTTCATTCTGTTGTGCTTTCTGGGCAAGCTGCTGCTTACGTTGAGCCTCTACTTCCTGTGACCTGCGTTGACTCAGTTCATCTATCTCACGTTGCCGTTGCAACTCCTGCTGTATCTGCTCCTGTGTTTTTTCAGGAGGACTTTCAGGTAGTGGTTGCTCCTGTACAGGCTGCTCTGTTACCGCAGTGGTTACCTCTGGCTGTACCGGAGTTTCCTCAGCAGGCTGCTCTGTTGTTTCAGCTGGCTCTTCCGTTGGAGCTTCAGCCTCAACAGGGGTTATATCAGTAAACCCTAATTGCTGTGATTCCTGTATTTGATTTTCTTCTTGCATTACCATATCTATTCCTTATTCCTCCTCATCTTGTTAATGAACCTACTAACATTCTACGATATCCTGATACTTCGTCTATATCTGCATCAGGTATAGATTGTTCTCGATACCCATGCTTTATAAGAAGTTCTTCTATCTCAGGGTTATCTTTAAGGATAACTCTTCTTGCTCTTCTTCGAGATGATGACCTTAAATAAGCCCGTGAAAGCATTGTATAAAATGCTTGTTCCTCATCAGTTCCTTCAAGCTTCTCAAGCGAATCTTGTTTCGCTTTACTTGAATCTAACCATTTTTCAATTAATGTCTTTCTTGCACTGTACTTAACAGACATAGTTGTTTTAAATTCTTCTACTCCAGCTTGCCAGTAACCACTATCACTAATAGCATTTAAATCGTTTTTTCTTTCTTTTTCAGCACTCGTAGCAAATTGAGAATTTTCATATTGCCTATAGAGATTCCTGTCCTCTGGTGAAAGAGCAGCAACTTTTTGTTGTATTTCTTTTAAACGTTTACCGTAATGAGGATTCTCAATAAGTTGGTTAGCACCTAGAAGCTCTATATCTGTTGCAATATCATTTATAGAACGATAGATAATTTCACCACGTTCTCTTGTATCAGGTAATATTCCCTCAGCAGCTAAGAGACTAAAATATTTACTTTTGTCAGCAATAGCTTGTTCGTCAATCTCAGCAAACTGAACAGCATTAGGATATTTACCTAGGTCTTCAAGCCTTTTTAATTCTTCTCTTCTAAGTAGACTTATATCCGCAAGAGCTTGCTGCTGCCATGTTTCCCAAGTAATATCGTTTCTATTTAATTGATTCTGTAGCTCGATTTTGCGGGTACGCATATTGTTATCCCATTCTCTCATAATGCCAGACACAGCGTTACTATCCTCGAAAGAAAATGGAGTTTGTTTTTCTACTTCCTCTACTCCTTTGGCAAAGCCTGCTCTCGCTCTTTGTTCTGGCGTAAAGACATCAGTAAATGGACGTAATGGTGCACGGAATAAATCACCAAGAGAACCAACACGAGGGTCTTCCTCTGCTTGTTCAGCAAGGCGAGCAACATCAAATTGCTCCAAGTCTGGGTCCCGTGCCATGCGTCGCATAAGATTTACCCATTCATCTGTTCTATCTGTTTCCAACTCAGCCCGCTCTCTCCTATTAGCAGTAGCCCAATCAGTAAAGTCTTTAAGGTTTTCTTCCGTATATGCTGGAGAAATTAAATCAATCACCTTATCAAAAATATCAACTGGTGCTTTTGCCCCACCACCAAACAAATCATTCACTAGCTGCTGTATTTGTAAAGGAGACTGACCAGTTAATGCACCAGCTTCCACATAAGGACGTGGAGTGCCGGGAAGGTATTGTTCTTCTTTGGGCATGTCTCGCATGCCCTCCGGTACAACATCAGAACCAAAGTAATAGTTCCTATTAAAGACCCATGATAATGCAGCACGTAATCCCGGTTGCGTAAAGATATTTAAAGCTGTATCAGTCGGAGTTTCACCACGTATCTGTATTGGAGCTTGCTGCCTGCCAAATTCTGGAAGCCCTTCTGCTAGAGTCTCTTTAGCAATTCCAAACGGGTCTTCAGTAACATTACGAAGAGTATTTATTCCGTACTGGGTACGTCTTAACCATGTTGGTAAATCACCTGTAAGTTTGTCTACTAACTCTGCATTTGTTTCTTGTGAAGGGTCATTTTGATAAATCATTTCATGCATGATAGTTCTAATTGCAAGTAATCCACCCCAGTTCCATAACCGAGGAAGATATACAGCTACATCAATCTGACGTTTACCATTTGCATCTTCTATGTAATTACCCTGACTATCTGTTTTATAACCTGTTATCCAGAATATTGAACCCCATCGAGTTTTTGTATCAATGTCCATATATTCAGGGTAGGACATATTGTGTGCAGTAATGGCAGTATCTGCTGCCATTAAATAACCAAGGTTCATTGCCGTAGTTCCTCTTGTTGGACCGTAAAACAAACGCCTCCAAGGATGCTTTGCCCCTTCAAATGTGCTATTGAGAAAAGGAATATACGTATTCATTTGCTTAATAGCAGTACCACCACGGTCAAAGTTAAGAGTAATATCAACAGCACGGGCTGCTGCTTCCTGACCTGCTTGACTTCTAGCTAATTCCATAGAAGACTTGCTAGCCCAAGAGGGTGTCTTTATAGCAAATCCACCACGAATAGTTCCTCCTTCCTCGCTATCAAGAACTTTATAGGCAGTTAATAACCTTGCTGCTGACTCATTTTTTCGTGCCATCCACTGCAAAGCATCCAAACCTCCTTTAATAGCTGTAACCGGAGCTCGTAAAGTTATACCTAAGCTCTTACCAACCATTGCCATAGCATCTTTTTCATTCGTAACTACAGTATAGCCCTGTTCTTCAGCGGTTTCTCTTAGCGAACTAGTACTAAAGTATCTCCTTAATGCATCACTGTCGTCTAAGGAAACTGGTTTGCCAGCTTCAGCAGCCCTAGTTTTACCAGCCATTATTCCAGCAGTTTCAATACCTCTTGTTTTTTCCTGTGAACCACCACGTAACTCAAAAACATCTCTTACTCTTTCATAAACAGTGTTCTCTGCACCAAGTTCATAAGCGATACGGCTAGCACCTAGATGTCCCATACGAACAGCAGCATGAAGCGGAGTCTTTTCTTCATGCGACATATAGTTCCATATATCAGCAGCAAAGGCCCGATTAATAAATGTGGGATTTACCTGTGTAGCAGATACCCTAAATAGATTAGTAACACCTACAACTCCTATCATTGCTTTATCATCAAATCCAAATTGATTAGCTGCACCCCACAACTCAACTAACTCCTTCGGTACTTGCCATGTTTCCTCTACTCCGTCCCTAAAGAATGTCATGGTTTCAGTAGGTCGCTTAGGAGGTCGCGATGTGATTCTGACGAGGAAATCAGATTCAGTCTCACCCTCTCGCATCTTTTGAAAACGACCCATCTCATCATAGTCATATATATCTAAACCTTCTCTTATTGCCTCCTCATAATCAGCTAGTGTAAATGAACTAACTTCTTCTTGAGTAAGTTTTTTTACACTACGAGCAATCCCCATAGGACCAACGTCTAGTTGTGCAGCATCAATAATAGATAGAAAGAGTCTGTTATTCGTATCTCTTATAGAGGAAATTCCTATTAGTTTTTGATAGTCATTCATACCATCAAATCTTGATGGCAATCGTTTTAGAGTCGGGTAATATTTTGTTCTTTTTGGTGCAACAAGAGATGGTTGTGTTTGAACAAAAGGGTCATAAAGTTGAGACTGTTCATCAATCTGATAAAGTGGATTTAAACTTGGTGAATTAGCACTCATATCATTTGCAATCCCACGCGATAATCTTCCAGTAAAGACCATATTCTCTCGTATACTTGCTATATGCTCTTTCATTACTGTATGTGCTTCATCAAGTTGCATTCTTGGATTTACATATACTTCTGTTTCTGCTCCTGTTACTCCATCTACCACATTTTTTCTTAAATTAGTATCAAATTTTTCCGTAAATTCAGTGATAGCAGCATTTACTTCTTCCCTTGTAGTAATAATTTTATTTTCTTCGCCTTGTCTTGCTATATTAATTTTTACGTTTCCATCACCTTCTCTTGTTATTGCGTCTTTTGCTGCTTGCAAATACGAATACTCTTCCATATCGTTAAAATCTATATCAGGAGCACGTCTACTTAACTGTTGCAGTAAAATACGCCACGTTGCTCTTGCTTTGCCTTTATAATTCGCTTTAGTAGCCAGCTGGTTTTCTAAATCCCTGAACTGTTTTTTTATATCAGCAGTATTATCAACATTTCGATAGCCTCTCTGAGCTATATTACGAATGCCTATCTCTCTATCAGCAAGTGATTTCTTTGCTCCACCTTCCAAACGGAATACATTGTTCTTTATCTTCTCGTAGCTAGCTACGAAACTTGGCTTCCTACGTTTACCTGTTGCCTGAGTTACTGCTTGCTCTGCTCCACGGGCGATACCTCTCATAGCACTATCAAAAACTTTTCCTGCCTTATCAGCAGTAGCCCAGAGTCCACCTGTTATTTTATCGTGGATATCATCTCTTCTTCTTTGGGAAAACCCTTCAGGAGGCTTAGGACCATATTCAGGTAGTCCTGCTCCATACGCAGTGGGTGGTCCAACAGGTGGTCCACCCTCATATGAAAAGACTGGTGGTCCAACAGGTTCATCATACTGTGCTTGCACAGGACCAATAGGTTCATCGTACTGTGTCGGGATTGGCCCAATAGGCTCATCGTATTGTGCTGGGATTGGTCCGATAGGCTCATCATATAAATCTGGTTCAGGAGGTACTCTTTCAGGAGTTATTCTTTGACGAACAGACCTATCAACTTGTCTTTGATATTGACGTACTCTTTCTTCAGCCTTAAATAAGTCATTCTCAATTCTTTGTAATCTGTTAAATTTAAACTTTTTTTCAGAGTCAAAGTATTCCTGAAATCTTTCATCTTCAGCTTTATTATAAAACCATGTCTCTTCTGTCTCCGGGTCAGTTACCTCAGTTACTGAACCACGTCGTTTGCTTTGCAGGTATATTGTTTTTGTCTCGTCATTTGGTCTTATTAACCAAGGGTTTTCTCCACGACCCATCGTATAAGCCATGTACTGATTTGGACTCATAGAGGGACCAGAGTAGTACCACTCTTCTTGGATATCATTCCAAGCGGGTCTTCCTGTCTCCTCCACCATATACCGTTCAAACATACGATATTCTTCAAAAGCATCAAGTACTTCTGAAGGAACTTTTACCGGAACATCAGTTGTATTTCTTCGAGTCTTCGACCACAAATTAAGTTCTACATAAGTACCTACATTGGCTTGTGATGGAGGACCATAGAGGTCTGTAACATCCTGCCCGATTTTCTCTCGTGTCCACGGGGTAGGAACTTCACCACCAAAAGAAGTACTCCTAGCCATCATTTCAGGATTTGCTAGAGCAGTTTCTCTACCATGACGTACTGCAATAATAAATCTTAAAAATTCTGATGGGGTACGTGGTCTTTTGAGAAGTAGTTCCTGCCTTTGTTTTTGTCTTTTAAGATTAGTAACTTCCCTCTCTAAGAAATCAAGTTGTTCAATTTCTTGAGGAGTTGGTGCTAATCCTTTTTGCCCTCTAGTTGGACGGAATAATGCTTCAGACAAAAACTCATTTAATTCCTCTAAATCTGAGTTTAGAATTTGAAACTCGCTATTTAATGCTTCGCGTTTTCTAATTAAATCAATTAACTCTTGTGGTACTTCTACTTCCTGTTGCCTTCCATACCCTAATTCATCTAAAGGTCTGAGGTCACCCGAAAGTTGGCCTTCAGGTCTTGGACCTAATGGTTGAGCTTGTACTCTCATGCCTAGATTAATTTCATCAGCTGAGTAATACATCCTCAATTTATTATCTTCAGTAATAATTGCTACTAACTTGGATGGCTCTGTTCCGGGTAAAAGCTGTGACCCTCCTTCTTCACGATATTCCAATGGGCCATAAGGCTCATCAGTAGGTGAAAGACGACCACCTTCACGCATATCAGGGTCCATTCCTAGTTTTTCGCTTTTGCCTATAGTGGTTCCAAAAGATGATGCAGGGTCAGTAGTAAAGTCCTTTCCTCTAAATCGTGGGGTTTTACTTGGACCTACGATAAGAAAAGAAGATTTATCGAATGTCCCCGGCTTTCCCTTTGCAGGATAGGTCTTACTAGCTCGTCTCTCTCTATCAGTTAACTCCTGATACCAACCGGGATACTTCCTCTGAAGTGCTTCAACATTAACTTCTACTACTGATTGCCCTGCTTCATATGCAGGGTCTCTAAGTTCACGTCCTGTTGCCCTTGATAGTGCTTGAATTATTTCTTCATCAGTATCATCTAGTGCATCTAGAATTGCATCAACCCTATCTTCCATTGCAGGTATTGCTTCTTCACGAGACTTAGTAAAATCATCATATTCTTTACTAATCTTTTGTTCCTCACCAATTTCTTGAAGCCTTAATTGTTCTGGTGATTTACCTCGAACTCTATAGTCATATAGTGCTTCTTCAACGCGTCGTGCTTCTTCAGCAAATCTTGCCTCTTCAGCAAGTCGTGCATCTTCAGCCAATGCTTGCTGCTGTTGAGCTAGTATTCTGGTGTCTGGATATTCTCCTTCAAGAGTACTCAAAGGTGGTGGTGGTGTGTTAGCTCTAAATTCAGCATACTCATCATACAAAGACTTCTGCTCTGGTGGCGTAATGGGAGGCTCTCTTTTTATTGTTGGGTCACCTTGTCCTTTAGGATACCGAGGGACACCAGTGTCAGTCACACTACCTTGTATTCTTAAATCCTGACCTTCCCATTCAGACTTTCCCAAACGAGTTAATTCTTGTTCTCTAGCATGCCGAGGGTCGGTTATTCCTTTAAACTCTGCCCTTCTTGCCCGAAGCATTTCGTGTTGCTCAGGGTCGAAGGCTCTTCCTTCTCCTCTGCTTAAAAGTCTATAGACATCTCTACCATAACGAGTTGTTCCAATAAGTGATTTTATAATGCCTCTGGTAAAAGCATTTTCTAAAGTATCTGGAATACCTACAGTTTCTCCGAACGCTCTAATGAATGGACGAATTACTTTGTCAGCACCACCAACCATCCGTGGCAATCTAAGTGCTAATTGCGTCATCGCAGTTTTTGTTAAATTTGAACCAAGAAAAACTCCAGTTTCAAGTGCTATCTCTCCTGCAGTCCAATAAAAATCTGGAACTTCAGGATACTCTTCTTTAAATTTTCCAAAGGCTGCATTTCTTACCGCAACAGCTTCTTCAGTTCTTCCTGCTGCTTTTAACTTTTGATATTTATCCCATTCCTCAGCCCATGCCTCTCCTGCTTTTTCTCCAAGCTCATTGTACTTTGGTTGAATAGTTGGGAGTTTCCGTAAAGTTTCTAATCTTTCTTCTGTATATTTTTTAGCTTTATCATCTTGTCTTAGTGATTGTATTAAATTCCACGCAGCCGCTTCTGGTTGTTCTCTTGTCAAACCAGCACCTAATGCCAACATAGGAACAAATTCTTCAGTTACCTCTGCTGCACCTCTTTGAGCAAGAGGTAAAACTTCAGTTGCTGTATAAGGGTAAGACGTTAACCGTTGTGATTCATCTTCAGCAAAGATTTCTGTTGGCGGAGCCTTTCTCATTTCAAACTCACGCATTTGCCTTGCTTGTTCAAGTTCCCAGTATCGAGCAAGGTCATTATTTTGCATAGCCTGCTCTTGTAATGCCCTTAAATCTGCTGGTCTATCAACATCACCCATTGGCCCTTTGCCGTAGATATCAAAATAGTAATCATCTACAGGTGAAGCTACCAATGGTCTAAATTGTGGGTCATTTGGCTGTACGGATTCTGGAGAAGCGAATATGAAAGACGGTCCTATCCTAGCTTTTTCTGAAAGCATTCCGCCACGAGGACCGGGTTCAGGAGCATAGGTAGGCTTCCTTCCCTTGTCCCGTATTTGTCGAAGCATTTCTTCAAGTGTCATATGTTACCTGTCTAGTAATACAAATGTCGTGTACGTGGATTATACATACCAGTATTTACGCCTCTAGCTGCCTGCGGTAACTGTGAGTATCTCGATGTCCACGGGTCTTGTTCCAAGAACTGCTGGAAGGACAGATTAGGACTTTGGCCTTCTCGCAGCTGCTGGCCCAATGAACCCATGTACTGATTAAATGTATCTTGATAGTTCTGTTGAAAGTATCGTTGCTGCCTAGGGCTTCCTGCACCAAAAGACTGCCCAGTAGGAGAAGAAAAATAGGCAGCTTGTGGTAGCTGTTCAAGCAGAAGTGAACCCCATGATGAACCGCCATCTAGATAGTCAGCAAATGGATTGTCACCGTTAGCCATGTTTCACCTTTTAATCGTTCTGTGGACTGAGGCCACGTTGTGAGAGGTAGTAGTTCATAAATCCAGTTGGGCCCTGCGTTGCAAAGTTATCACCCTCTCCACCTGCTAGGTAGTTCTGGTACATCTGGTTAACTGCTCCCCGTGCAGCAGCTTGCAATGTCCTATTAAACATAGCACGATTCGTTTGGCCATCGCCTGTCGATGAACCCATTGATGCAAGCATCTGCGTTCTCGCTAGTCGTTGCTGCCTATCAAGTGCTTGCTGTGGTGATATTCCTTCGCCACCATAGTAGAGTGAGTACTGTATCGGGTTTTGTGCTGATGTTAACTGACCAACATTCTGTGCAGCTGCTGTAATATTTCCTGCTGTTATATTAGGTCGGTCTCTCAGGAAATCAGTAAATGCTGCATATTGTCCTGATGGTTCTGCAGCCTGATATAAACCGTAGAGTGGTTCAAATCTTCGGTCCATTGCTGCTCGTGCCCAAGGGCTTTGTTCAAGATAAGGCCCCGTACCCATTCTTGCAGCCTGAGCACGCCGATACTGGTCAAGCGGAGAAAGCATGTAATCTACATCAGATGCTGCAGGAATATCTGCTGCTTGTTGTGCAGTAAACGTACCATATGGATTCAACGATTTTGAGTAATCAAATGGACTTTCGTAAAAACTAACCATAATATTTCTCCTTATCACACTTCATTAAATTGGTGGTGTAGGTGTTACTGTTGAAGGTGCTGACCTATATCTTTTTATCGGGTCTGGTCCATCTCCAAACTCATCCTGTATATATTTATTCCAGTAGTACTTAGGGTCTGTCTTTTCCTCTTCAGTTTCTGGTTCGTAATATGAACTTCTTGTACTAACAATCCTGCCACTTTCTAACCAATATTTCAAGAAACTATTTGGATTGTTATTAGAATTTACCCATTCATCATACCTTTGGTCAATCATTGAACGATGCAATTGTCTTTGATATGGATTAGCACCGACAGGTAAGGTCGAAGATAGTGCCATCTGTTTTATCATTGCTTCAGCAGAAGTATAATTGTCACTTCCTGCTGCATAAACAAGTGGGTTAAATACCTGAAGCTGTGCATATTTTCTTCTGTCCTCAAGTGAATCAGGGTTTAAATTAAAAGTTTCATAAACCTGAGAAGCCATTGCACCTTCAGTAAGTTCTACACCCTTTTCACTTATATCTCTGGCAAAGTCTTCACCTCTTGCCATCCATGCAGTATCAGCGAGGAAGTCAGCAAGCTCAAAGGCATTATCATAAAGTTTTTCAGCCTCTTCATTACGGTTATTTATATATCGTTCGTAGTAACCAGTATCCTGCTCCCAACCAGATAGGTTATAAAGTTTTTCTGGTTGAGGCCACTTAGCACTATCCTCAGCTGGCCATAAGTGGTCTGCTTGCATACCCTGATATCGTTCAGTTTGTTCCTGATAGCCTTCATCATTAAGGAATCGTGCGATAGAAGCATCTTCAAAGAGAGCATCTTGCATATCGCTGTAACCCATCAGCATTGGGTTTGTATTGCCAAATGCCTTATCAAACTTATCTCGTTCATTTTTTTGCTGACCAAGGATATCAGCAAGGTAAGCCTGACCAAAAGCAGACTTGGGGTCAATAGCCCCTCCGTATTTAAGGTCATATCCACGGGAAAGTGTTTCAAATGAAGGGAATTTCGCTTCGTCCCAAGTCCAGCTTTGCACTCGATTTCCATAAGCACCTCTTGGGTCAGTATCTTTGGGTTCGCCTTTTTCTGCACCGAAGTATCGAGCAATATCAGGCATTGCAGTTGCTATGTCATTTAGCCAAGATTTTCCTTTGCCTATGTCACCCCTTTGATACCATTGGGCTTGAGGAGCACCCGCTGTTGGGTCCCAGTTAGGATTTATTATCCTTCCTTGAAGTGCACCTGAAGCAACTCTGAATAACTGTGATGCAGTTGACACTCCATCAAGTTGCTCTAATAGATGGTTTCCCTGTTCATTAGTTCCATGTATCCCCGTAAACAAAGTAGCAAATAAGTTTGCTGCTTCTTTACTTGCAACCTCTGCTCCAAGCATATTTTCTATTGCTAATAGCTTTTCCTGAATATCATAGCCAAGCCATTCTCCATATGATTCTCCCATCGCGTCTGGAATCGCTCCCTTCATCCAAGGGGAACGTGTGCCTGTATCGAAGGCTGATGCACTCTGGAGATAACCGCCTTCACCTTGACTGTTTCCAGTATAGGCTTCAGAAAAATATTGAAACCAATCAACGTATCCAAAGTTTGGTGCAAGGTACGGTTTCAATGCATCTAGGATTTCTACTCGGTTGTAACCAGCCTGTCCGGCTGGTCCGGTTTCAAAGTTAAACTCGCTACCTGAATCCCAAAAGAAATTACCCGTGACTGGTATAGGTTGCTTATTACCTTCACTATCCGTGACACTTCCATGTACGTTTGGATTGTAAATAATCTTTCCGTCATCGTCATACTCATTCTTATAACCTGAACCACCTGTACCTGCTACCATTGTTGGGTCATAAGGGAAGCCGGGAAATCCTGTAGCGGTTTCTTCTGCTGCTGCTATCGCAGCATTTACATCAAGTTTTCCACCTTTTTTCCATTGCTGGTGTAAATTGCTCATGGTAAGAGAAAGGTCTAAGTCAGGAGAAGTTCCTCTGTTTATCATTCCATACCAGTCGGTATGTTCGTCAAATTCAAGTCCTGACTCAACAAACATATACTGTTCAAACTTTCCTTTTTCGATATCATTTAATTCGTGATACCAATCTGGTCGGTATACACTACGCATCTTTTCCATTTCTTCAGCTGTTGGCGGAAGTTCAACCTTATCGGCATCAGCAAAATCTATTTTTCTGTTTTCCCGGAAATTATCCCAGTCGTAGTTTTCCCATCCAACCTCAAGGATTTCTTTTTGCTGGGCAGGATTCATTGAATCCCAAATTTCCTGATTATCTCCTGTCACTCCTATATCTCCACCGGGGTCTATCCAAGGAGACCGAACATAATCTTCAGGGTCTTCCCATCCACCTAATGGTGCAGTGCCTGTACTAACAGGGTCTGTCGTTTCAGGTGTTTCATATCCTGATGCTTCTAAAACTATCGAAGGCTTTAAGATAGTATCGACCTCTGCAACCCAGTTGTTAAGTGATTCTCCCATTGAACCCATTTGCTCAATACTTGTTTCAATATCAGTGATAACTTTTTCAAGGCCAACAAAGGAATCCTTGGAATCCATTGCTCCCAGTATTTCATCAACAACATCATCAGAAAGATTACTCATTGCAGCATCAATATCACCGACAAGCATCTCAAACTCATCAAGGTCATCAGGATTCTCTATCGTAGCTGCTACCAGTTCTGCCATATCCAGAAGCTCTGGGTTTTCATCAACTATCGCTGCTACCTCCGCCTCATCACGAACAGGAAATGGAGCAGTGTTATTTATCTGGCTAATTGTTTCAAACTGGTCATAGAGGTCATCAATGTCAAAATCCAACTCAAACCCTGATTCCTCAGCCTCATCCTCGTACTGTTCCAGCCTACGCATGGCATCATCAATAGAGCCACCGCTTTCCAGTATCTGTGATACGGCAGCAGGTGGCACACCATAGGCAAGTTGAGCTATCAACCCACTGTTAACGAGATTCTCAGCTTCGTTTGCCATAGCCTATAACGGTCCTTGCTGTGCACCGGGTCGTGGTGTGCCGGGTGGTACGAGTGGCCCCATAGGTGGAGTCGGAGCAGGAGGAGGTACGCCCATCATTGCTTCAGGCATGACTTGCGGAGATAGTCCCGGAGGACCACCCATACCACCGGGAGGAGGTGGACCCATAGGGGGAGGACCCATAGGTCCGGGAGGTGGACCCATAGGACCACCGGGTCCCATAGGTGGTTGTTGCTGCATCGCAGGGTTCTTTTCCATGAGTATACGGATAAGCTCGCCTGTGTAGAACTGCACAAGGTCCTCTCGTCCCTGTTCCTGTGCAGCCTGAATCAGTGACCAGAGTGCTGCCTCTGGCAGCATCCTTTCGGCCATCTGTTCCTTGATAGCGTAGTCCATCTGGTCTGCATCCTGCAGGGCAAGGATTCTGTCCCTGATAGCCCTGTCGGAGAGCAGTGGTGTTGCACCCTCTCGTGCAATCTGTGCCATCGAGTACTTCGCCATGTCGTCCTGTGGCAGTCGTGCAACCACATTGACCTCTGGAATACCTGTACCCTTTAGTTTCTCAGGAGTGATTTCCTCAGAAAAGTAGTTCCTGTTTCTGTCCATGCCCGATACTTCAATTGCCTGAAATGAATCCGATAAGTACTGGTCAGAGATAATATTAAATATCATCTGGTATGCCTTCTCCATCGAGCGAAGGTACTTACCAAGAATAGTTTCAACACCCTGTCTGAGTGTGTTGATTGCAAACCCTGATAGCTGGAACTGCACATCACCATAGACTGAGTGTGGGAGTGAACCACGCTGTAGCTCTCCTGCAACCAGCCCCATGAATGCACCAGTCTCCCGTGCTACCTCCATAAGTCCCAGTGGTTCGACATCCTCGCCCTGTGCAAGGGCAATCTCCGAACCTTCCAAGTATGGGTCATCATCGAGTGTCTTCGTACCGTCTCTTGACTTGACCTTCAGTCCCTGTCGCTTGCTTCGGGCTACCATCTCCAGCATGGTTGACATAACCATGTTGTGATTCAGGTAGGTCTCCCTGTTCGAGCGAAACAGCGATTCGCCAACATCC